TTCAATTCCGTTTACTTGCGGCACCAGGTTATCCTGAACTATATGATGAAATGGTTTCATTAAACAGTAATAGAGATGAAACTGCATTTATCATTGTTGATGCACCATTCCGTTTAAATCCAACAGAAGCAGTATCTTGGATTCAAGGAACAGGCGCAACTACAAACGGTGAAGGCGGCCTAGTAACAAAGAATACTTACTCAGCAGTTTATTATCCACACGCATACACAACTAACCCTGTAACAGGCGATAACGTTGTAGCACCAGCATCACACATTGCATTATACACTTATGCGTATAGTGACAATGTATCATTTCAATGGTTTGCACCAGCTGGTCTAACACGTGGTGTTGTACAAAATGCATCAAATGTTGGATACTTAAATAGCGAAGATGAGTTTGTGTCACTAGCAGTAACTCAAGGTCAAAGAGACTCAATGTATGATAAAAAATTAAACCCAATAGCTAAATTTCCTGCAGAAGGTGTTGTAGTATTTGGACAAAAATCATTACACGCGAGTGCTTCGGCATTAGACAGAGTTAATGTTGCTAGATTAACAGCTTACCTAAGAGAACGTTTTGCAGTTATTTCAAGACCGTTCTTATTTGAGCCAAATGATTCTAGTACTAGAGCAAATGCTAAACAAGTATTTGACGGTTTCCTAGCAAACATTTTACAACAACGTGGAATATACGACTTTGCAGTAGTTTGTGATACAACAAACAATACAGCGGCTAGAATAGACGCCAATGAATTTTACATTGATGTTGCTATTGAGCCAACTAAAGCGGCAGAGTTTATTTACATTCCAATTAGAATTGTAAACACTGGCGAATTAAGTTAATAAGACACTAAAATAATACAAGAATAATGGCTACTATTTTTTATAGTAGCCTTTTTCTTTTTGGGGTTTTCAGATAAATACTTATGCAAATTGCAATGCAATATATTGTAGTTCAGATGAGCTACAGTTTTTTTTAAAATTTAAAAAGGACAATACCATGGTAAAAATAGAACAAAACAAAATCATCGCTACACCAGTTTCAGAAGGCTTAAAGTTTAATGCTGAAAAAACTACTAATATGGCGTTTGATACAAACTTCCTTTTTGGAGCGGCAGGTGACATCATTGAATTAGATGCTTGGGTACCACATAACGCAATTGAACAAATTGACGCTATGAATGCTGACCCATCAAAAATTCTTCGTTCACGTGTAAGTGGTGATTACAATGGCCCTAAAGAAGGTCATGAATATAGCGTAATTCCTCAAGATTGGAATCTACCAGCACACACAGAATCACTAGGTTGTTTAATTTACAACAAAGGTGATTACCTTGCACCACACAGAGACAAATGGAGACAAGTAACTCCAGACGGAATAACAGGCGATTCATTTAGAATGATTTGCCATTTAAATCATACTAATTCTGCAGAATTTCATTTTGTAGTTGACGGTAAAATATTTAAACCAGAAGCACGTAGATGGTACGCAATTAACACAAGAAAAGTTCATTATGGATTTTCATTTGTTAATGATGTATATCATTTAAGTGCGGCACTGAGTCTCGATGACGATTTACGTGCAGATACAGTAAAATGGTTAATTGAAAAATTACCATATGCTCACCCAGCAACAGACCGTAAAGGTGTGGACTGTGCGAGAAACTAAGGAGAACTATAATGGCATTAAACAATAATCCAACAGACGCAAGTGGTTTTAGATTTAGAGTAAGAAAAGCCCCAGGTGCTCCTCACGCATCAGTTGAAGCTTTTAAAGCATCACCTGGCTTTGCTACAGTTACAAATGCAATAGCAGGCAAGCCTGAAACAGTAGGTACTGTACACGTTTCATATAAATTATATGAAGGTTCAGTATGGGTAAGATATGACTTTGATGACGAAAACGCAAGATTAGCATTTAGACAATACATTCTAGATAGCAACATTGATCTTGGTGAAACTCCGGGCAGATTGGGAATGGATTCAGAAACTTTCCCTTCATACGGATTCTTAGCATAATATTATTACACGATTTGACAGGTTACAACTAGTAACCTGTCAAATTACCTTAAAATGGGCTTCTTTTACAGAAGCCTATCTTTTTGAACACTGATTTGATAAATACAATATAAGATAAACAATACTACAGTAGTATATAGGAGAAATAAAATGGCTGTAATTACAAATTTTGGAGTACCAACAGACTCTTCAGCAGGAACAACTTTAATGCCTAAATTAAGTTATAGGTTCAGAGTTACCTTTGAAGACCTTGGTGGTGCAACAGCGACAGATGAAGTAACTCAGAACGTTATTAGTGCAGGCAGACCGTCAATGACGCATGAAGAAGTTGTAGTAGATTCTTACAACTCAAAAATGTATCTTGCAGGTAAACACGCCTGGGAACCAATTTCAATAGTATTCAGAGATGATATGAAATCGAATGTTATTAAGAAAATTGGTAACCAATTAAATAGACAAGTTGACCATGCAGATCAACACAGTTCAATTTCAGGTAATGCATATAAGTTTGGTGTAACATTAGAAACACTAGATGGTGCAAATGGTAGTACATCACCAACTGTATTTGATAAGTGGGAATTGCAAGGTTGTTACATTGCTAACGTTCAGTATGGTGATCTAAACTATGCAGATTCTACAATGATCCAAGTAACTATCCAATTAAGATATGATAGTGCGGTTCATTCAATCGATGGTAATGACGCATTAAGTGAAAAATCTGCATCTAGCGACTCAGCACAATCTGGCGCTACTAGATAACAGATAGGAACCACTGATGGCAATCGGCGACTCAGCATATAAAGTCTATAGTCAAGATTCCCGAAGAGGCGAAATTGACGCAGTACCAAGAAATAAATATTCTTTTACTGTTTCATTAAACTATATAGACAGCCCAACTCCGTTGAGTCTTGTTAGAATTGCAAACGTGCAAATACCGACCTACATTTATAGGTCGCAAACACTGAATGCATATAACGCAAAGAAAACTGTTCTTACAGGTATTGATTATACTCCTATAACTCTTACAGCATACGATACTAAAGATGCAGTCTTTGAAAAATTTTTAAAAGACTATACAGCTCATTATGTTGATGGTCCTCTTAACAACGATGATTATAATTCATTTTTAAATGATCCAAAAGGAATTAAAACTCCTGAATCCAGAAACTTTATTAGAAGTATAATTATTAATAGAAAAGATTCAAAAAGTATGGAAAACGTTATTGAAATATACAATCCATATATTACAAACATTGATGCTGACACATTAGATTATGGAGATAGCTCTCCAGCAATTTATAGAGTTACTTTCACATATGAAGGTTTTAAAATTTTAAGTACTGGTATGAATGTTGCTGAACAAGAAGCCGCTACAAGAGCAGAAGAATTCACAAACACTCCTACATCAGATGATGGATTTGCAGACGTAGATAATTTCTCAGAGTTTGATGTAAATAATGAATTTAAAGATATGGTAGTAGTAAACGGCGAAATAACTAGTAATCAAGCACAATTAGAAGCTCTCGAAGATAGAGCAAAAGAATTTCAAAATACTGGTCTGGTGAACAATGTCAATAGTAACACAGCTGAACAAAATACGGATAATTTGCAAGTGTTTAAAGGGCAACTTAAGACAGGTGAAGCAATTAGAAATATTAATGGTAAATCATATATAGTACCAGCTCCACGTCATCCGGAGTAACCAATGAGAAAATTCCAACAAGGACAATACGAGCCAAGCAACCCAGCTAAATACTTAGGTAAAAGAGTTCCAAGGTATAGAAGTGGATGGGAACTTGCAGTTATGAGAATGTGTGATAATCACCCCTCTATATTAGGTTGGGGAAGTGAAACACACAGAATTCCATATAAGAATCCACTCACTGGTAAACAGAGTACATATGTGCCAGACTTGCTAATTGTCTATAAAGATAAAAAAGGTACAAACCATGCAGAGTTTGTAGAGATAAAACCAGCAAGTCAAACTTTAGGTGAAGCAAGAACACAGGCACAAAAAGCGGCGGCAGTAGTCAATCACGAAAAGTGGAAAGCGGCTAATGCATACTGTAAAGCTAAAGGTATGGGTTTTAGGGTAATAACTGAAAAACAAATCTTTAATAAACCGCAGAATTCTAAAAGGAAAAAGAAATGACAAAAAAATTAGAGGAAGAATTAAACTTACCAAGTTTGGAAGAATTACTTCCTGATAACGAACCTGAAAAAGCACCAACTGCTGACGAAATCAAACAAGAAATTGAAAAGTATAAAGGCGACCTAAGTATGGTTGAACGAGCAGATGCGGCTTTGCCAACAGTAGAAGGTTTAGAACAACTAGATAGAGAAATGGACGAATATGCAGGTAAAGCAATGGATACATTTGAAGATTTAGTTGACCTTGGTAAAAATGTAGAAGATAGACACGCGGCTCCTATATTTGATAGTGCAAGTAAAATGTTAACCGCGGCATTACAGGCTAAAGAAGCTAAAATGACTAAA